CCTGATACATAATTTATCAATATATATGCATAAGCTATGCACTCTTCAGCACTCAATGCGACTAAACTTTCGTAGTTCAAATCTAATATAAATGCGTACATTGGATCGTCATAAACTGGCTCTGTCAAGCCAGCAGATTTGCAAAATGAATCAACCCAGTTCGTAAACTCTTCTAATCCGTCAATTTTGACATCAGTATCGACTTCCATTGGCTTCTCTCATTGTATGGCAATATAGCGATTGTAATATCGTTCAATGAACACCACTCAGATTTATCTTTGTCTCTAGTCTTAGCAGATAAAAAACTCATCATATCTTTATGAAAGAAACTGCAGTATTGATAGTGCTGCTTTCCATGTACCTCAACAACTAAACTAATCTCTGGTAAAAAGAAGTCTGCATACAACAAAGACGCCCTGCCGAGACGCTTCGATCCCGGCAGGGTCACTTCTTCATATATCGGAGATCTTGGCCAGAGGGACTTAAGTAGTTCTCTAGCTTCAAGATGTAAAGACGATTTATTGTCTGAGTTTTTTCTTTTTCTGTTCTTTTGTATGTTAAAGTTATGGAGCTTTCCATCAAATCCCAAGACTTTACGCATCTAACATTTCTTTCAATTTTTCTTTTATTCGCAAAAAGACATTTGGATTTTGAACAAGGAAGTCATACATCTTCGCTTGACCTTGGAACTTTTGTTCTTTTATTTCGTCCATCCATGGGACTGAATACCATGCACCCGACTTATCAATTAGACCAAAAGATTCAGCCAGATCGATTATTTCTTTTTCTTTGTCAATGCCTTTTCCATACTTTATATGGCTCACACACTCAGTACCAGAAGCTCCAAGAGAAGACGAATCAATCTTCCAAGTTACCATTTGTCCAATTTTTCTTCCGTTCTCTTCCCATGGCTCTGCTCTTACAACATTCATCCTAGTATCTGCATTATACTGAATCTGATTTCCCCCGTCAGCCAATTTTGACTTTCCGTATCCGGAGGTATTTGCAATATAGTGAGTAATTAAGATAGCAATGATTTTGTTGTTTGTGATAGTTTGTCGCACTTTTTTTGACCAGTGAGACATTAGCTTTGGAAGACTTGCTCGCATTGTAGCTGATACATCCTCTTCAAGTTCAGCCCTTGGAAGCAATGAGGATGTAGAATCAATGATTAAGACTGCACCTGCGTTTTCTGGTCGCTTGATTAAAGTCTCTGCTATCGTAAGAAAATCTTCTGCAGACAAAGGCTCTCCATCCTCTGGACTGTGAACGACTTGAAACTTATCAAGATCCAGTCCATCAATACCTTGTAGATTGTAAGCTCTAATGCGGCTTTCACCGTCTACATAAATCACTGGCCTGCCATCGTCTTGAGCATTTTTACAAATCTGAAGACATGTCGTGGTCTTTCCAACTTTCGGATCTCCGGAAATTACAACCCAGCTACCCTCTTCAATTCCGCCATTAAGTGCAATATCTAGCTTTGGACTTACACTCAACACTTTCAACTTTTTCTTAGACTGTATTAAGTCAGAACCCATAGACAAAACTCGTCCAAAAGTTTTTTCTATGTCTTTATTTGAGGATACTGGCTTTTTCTTTGGATCTTTAGACATTACAAATCCTTAAATAAATTTTTCTTTTTACTTGAGCTAAACGTTTTTGCAACGTCTTGAGGCTGCGTATCTTCTGTAGAGACCATCTCTCTAGCCTTTTTCTCCGATTCAAACTTTTCAATTATCGGAATTAGCTTTGTGTCTTGAAGCTTAAACACAAATTTTGCATCTGGAGCTTTTAATGCTAAAGCTACGGAGGTTACAGAATATTTCTGCAGAAGTCTACTCGCTTGTATTACTTGTCCTTTATATGCACCGTGAAGTTTATTCCCGGTCAGCCAAAACTGTTCTGGTTGTTTTCCAGAATTGAAAAACTCAGAGCGTTTCTGAAAAATCAATTCAGCACAGTAATTGGCTGCAGTAATATATCCACTCTTAAACAGTGACTTAAAAGGTCGCTGGTCACTACAAGGAAAAGACTTTTCAGGTTTTCTTGATTGTGTGGATGTGTCCAGTAGTTTCTTTTGGTTTGTTTTTTTGCTTTTCAACAGATGACGCCTCCGGTGTCATTGCTACAAATCCTAATTTAGCATTTCTTGCCATTAAAGATGTAGCAGTAAGATTTTTATTTCGATGTAATTCAAGATAATCTACAAATTCTGATTGATCTCTTTGTAAGTTTTGAGCCAGAGTATTGTGTTCAATGTAATACTTTTCTGCTACAGTCAATTCCTCTGTCGTCGGATTATTTCCCGAGACTTCTGCTTGATCTACTTGACTTGATCGACTTCCTTTTTTTGCCATTGCTTTTTCTTTCTTTTAAATGAATTGATTGAGGGATAAAAACACCAGCATCTGAGAATCCGTGCAGTGGATTTGATCCGTCGTCATATCTCTTTTGGACCGAGTCGTTTATTAAAACAATTGTTTCTAGACACCACATAGTCTTATCCATTCTCTATATATGCACGTTTTTGTTCATCGTTCATCTTATTAATCTTCTTGAAGACCTCTTTTTTTGCACTATCCATGGCAGACTTTTTAGATTCTCGATCTTTTGATTCTCTTTCTGAGATTTCTGCTCGTCCAAGCCTTTTTGAATTTCTTTCCGCCAGTTGACCAATAGTTGTTGGCTCTTTTCTGGTAAAAGAGAGAGGGGCATATATTACTCTTTCAAGTGACTTCTTATTGCAGGCTGTACATTTTAGCAAAGGCTTATCTTTGATGCTTTGATATACATCACAAAGCTTATGATCGCAATTGCCGCATACATAGTCATAATGTGGCATATACTACTCCTCTAGTGCTTGCAAAACTCTTCCAATAATGCCGTTTCTCTGAATGTCTTCATACGTCAAAGTAATAACTCCGACTCCGTCAATACGAGCAAGTCTTTCAACAAGAAAACCAAGTCCACTTTTTGACTTAATGTCTGTCTGCTTTACGTCGCCATTGATTACAACTTTTGAGTTTCTACCCATTCGAGTAATAAACATCTTAAGCTGATCAAGTGTGCAGTTTTGTGCTTCGTCAAGAATCATGCAAGAGTCATTGTAAGTAGCACCTCTCATTAGTTCTAACGGTTCATACCTAATACATCCATCATTGAAGTATAATCCATAGTTAGCAATTCCAAGAAAAGACTTTAAGTTTTCCTCCATTGGCTTCAAATAAGGAGCTACCTTTTCGCTTAAATCTCCGGGCAGAGAACCTACTTCTTTACCAGAAGAAACTAATGGTCTAGTTGCTATGATTTGAGAGAATTTCTTCTCATGCAAAAAGTTCGCAAACATTCCAGCACCGATATATGATTTTCCAGAACCTGCTGGTCCTATGCAAATCGTAATATCATTATGCAGAATAGACATTATGTACTGGTTGTGGTTTTCTGTAACTCCCTCGACAGAACGAACAGACGTTCTTTGCCTTTGATCTTTTTTGTCTCCTTTTTTACTTGACTCCGAATATGTATTTTTCTTTACTTGTGGACGAACTTTTTTTATAGGTCTTCGCATTGTAGTATGTCTTTATGTTAAATCTGTAACGCTGGTTTTTGACCAAAATTTACATGACCAATATCTAGCTTTCCATTTTGGACCCGGATTTGTATCACATTGATGCCTAGCACGGAATCCTTTCCTTGCCTCCGGATCATCTCGTTTAATACTCATATTTGGATCGCCGAAGTTAACCTTCACGATATTCCCTTTATCGTTCTTAACATAAACTGAAAACTTTTTTGGCCCGCCCGGAGTCCTGAATGGATTATTAAGTTTTACTTTCTTTTGAGACTTTTGTTTTGCCTCTGCAAGTTCTTCTTCAACTTCAATCCAGTCCTCAAGTTCCTCCATTTCGCATCCCGGAAACCAGTATGTCTTTCCGTTAGAGGTATGAGAAAAGACGCCGTCAAGCCCCATCTTCTTAGCTGCCGACATTGCAGCCTCTCTAGAATCATAAGCATGCTCCATCATGCCAGACAGCTTTTGAGCTTGAGACTGTGCTAATTTCCATGCGTCTTTAGATGGCCTGTCAGGATCTCCCGGCTTGGCTGGCTTGTAGTTTTTGCCTTCTCTTTTCTTTTTATCTCTTATATTTTCCCACAAGCCTTTTTTTTCAGCAACTACGTATTCTTCTGAAGCTTCTCCGAAGTCTACATATTCAGACTCTTGTGGAATATACATAGAGTCTTCGTCAAAGATAATCTCTTCAGATCCAAATGCTTGTTCTTCATAAGTATCTGAAATCTGTTGCTGTAGCGAGCCTTTAGCTCCACTATTACAAACTGCATACCTTTGAGCAGTCTCTGGATACTCAGCATTCATTTTTGAATCGCTCATGCAACGTGACAAAAATTCATTTTTAGTCTCGTCTGAGCCTCTTTTGGGAATTGGCATAATTACCTCACAAATCTTGTTCTTTTACGAAGACACCGTCTACCATCCTACCTTTTCTATCCTTAATCTCATTCCATGCGTGTTCTAGACATTGCTGAATAGACCAGCCTCCTCTTTCAGCCAAGTTCACAAGAACAACAATCATATCTCCAACGTGATCTCTAATATCTTGTTTCTTTGCGATGGCATCTGCTAGTTCACCAGCTTCTGATATCAGCTTACAATACTGGTCTTTATGTGTAGAGCCATCAATTAAATTTCTGTCGTAGTGCCAACGAGTAATACTCTCGATCAATTCGCCACAATTTGTATTACATGCTTTGTCATTAAAAGTCATAGTTCAATATCTCCAAAATCAGATGAGTCAATGTCGTTTGTAGATGCACCAATTTTATAACTAGTAATTTCATGCTCTTGCGGAGCAACTTGTACAGCCTCTGAATTCAACCATGGGTCACTCCATCCAGCAATTGGATTTTTGATACCTTTAGTGTAAGGA